TAGCATATTTCCCTGATGCTTTACTCTATGCAACTCTAGCAGAAGCACAACCATATTTAATGAACGATGAAAGAATCGCAGTATGGTCAAGTATGTATGACAGAGCAATCGCAAATATTAGAGAAAACGACAAAGGAGCAACATTCTCTAGTGCAACATTAAACGTAACAACTTCATAAGGAACAATTATGGCTGAATTCAGTAATTTTTTAGAGAACGCATTAATTAATGCTACTTTAAGAGCAACAACATATACATCACCAGCAACAGTATATGTATCACTTTACACAACAGACCCAACAGATGCAGATACAGGAACAGAAGTATCAGGTGGTTCATATGCTAGAACAGCAGTGACTATGGGTGCTCCATCTAATGGTGTATCTACAAACTCTGCTGACGTAACTTTTCCTACTGCAACCGCATCGTGGGGTACAGTTACGCACATAGGCATACATGATGCTTTAACAAGTGGTAACTTATTATTTCACACACCTTTAGATACATCTAAAACAATCGACTCTGGTGACATCTTCAAGATTACAACTGGCAACTTATCAGTTACATTAGCGTAAGGATAAATAATGGCATTAGTCGTTAAGGATAGAGTACAAGAGACCACAACGACCACAGGTACAGGTACAGTTACACTTGCAGGTGCAGTATCAGGTTTCCAAACATTTGCTGCTATTGGTGATGGTAATACTTGTTATTATGCAATTACTTCTGGAACAGACTGGGAAGTAGGTATAGGAACTTACACATCATCAGGCACAACTTTATCTCGTGATACCATACTAGAATCTAGCAACAGTGGTAGTGCTATTACACTATCAGGAACATCAAATGTATTTGTAACATATCCTGCCGAAAAATCTGTTGATGTTGGTAGACTTTTTGCAATAAATTTAATTTACGGAGTTTAATATGGCAGCACCAAATATTACAACAGTATCAACAATCACAGGAAAAACTACTGGTGCAGCATTAACTACATCTGTTGCAGATATTGTAGAAAATACAGCAGCAAGTGGAAAAGTATTTAAAGTAAATGCTATTTATGTTTCTAATGTTGATGGAGCAAATAATGCAGATGTAACTGTGTCTTTTTATAATGCAGACAATACAACATCTTATAAATTAGCAAACACAATTACAGTTCCTGCTGATGCAACACTAGATTTAATTAGCAAACATATTTATCTTGAAGAAGGCGATAAAATTACTGCTTTAGCTTCTGCTAACAGTGATTTAGAGATTGTTGTTTCTTATGAGGAATTAAGCTAATGAAACGTCATAATGGCGGAATCGTTGGTAAATATAACACTACATCAACATCTACTGCAACAGGAAGATTTACTTTACCTGAAATACAAGAAGCATTGTTAAACGGAACTTATCCATTACAAACTCTTGATGTTGATTTTTTAGTACTTGCTGGTGGCGGTGGTGGTACTAATACTGCTGGAGGTGGTGGAGGTGCAGGTGGTTATCGCACATCAGCAGGAACATCAGGTGGTGGTGCATCTGCTGAATCTCAAGCTACATTAAATCTTGGAACAGCATATACGATTACAGTGGGTGGTGGTGGTGCTAATAATACACAAGGCTCAGATTCTGTTCTTGCAACTATTACTTCTGTAGGTGGTGGTGGAGCAAGTAATGGTGGTTCTGGTGCAGGTAAAAGAGGAACTGGTGCTTACACAGGAACAGCAAATCAAGGTTACAATGGTGGAACTTCAGTATACACAACTGGAACAGGTGTTGCTTCAGCAGGTGGCGGTGGTGGTGCTAGTGAAGTAGGTTTTAATGGAGCTTCAGGAGTAGGTGGTAATGGTGGAGATGGTGTAGCATCAACCATTACAGGCTCATCAGTTGTTCGTGGTGGCGGAGGTGGTGGTGGTATATACACTAACGCTGGAACAGGTGGAACTGTTGGTCTTGGCGGAGCAGGTGGCGGAGGAGACGGAGACAGAACTTCTGGAACAGCACAAGCAGGAACTGTAAACTCTGGTGGCGGTGGAGGTGGTGGAGGCTTAACCAACACAGGCGGTGCAGGAACAGGTGGTGCTGGTGGTTCAGGAGTTGTCATTATAAAAATTCCAGATAGCAAATCTGCATCATTTAGTGGTGGAGTTACTCAAACATCTTCGACTTCTGGTGGATATACTGTTTACACAGTCACTGCAACATCAACAACTTCAGAAACTGTTACATTTAGTTAGGTAATATAATGGCACATTTTGCAAAATTAGACCAAAATAACATTGTTACTTTTGTAACTGTTGGTCGTCAAGAAGACGATGGTAAAGAGCAGGAGTTGTCTGAACGCACTGGCGATATTTATAAACAAACATCATACAATACGCATGGTGGAGTTTATTACGACCCTGAAACAAATTTACCAGCAGACGACCAATCAAAAGCATTTAGAAAAAACTATGCTGGAATTGGATATACATACGACAAATATAGAGATGCGTTTATTCCTCCTAGAGAATTTAATTCATGGACTTTAGATGAATTTTCTTGCACATGGAGAGCACCTATTCCATATCCTGAAGATGAAAATTTATATACATGGAATGAAATTAATCAACAATGGGACTTAGTTGAATAATGTTTGGTATAAGTGCATTTTCTCAAGCACCATTTAGTTCTTTAGGTAAAGTTGCTGAAATATTATTTGGTGAAGCATCTATTAATGCTGATGCTACAGTTGTATCTACTGCCTTAAGATTACGCACATCTGATGCAGACATATCATCTACTGCTACTGTTACATCTGATGCCATACTGATATTAAATGGTGTTGGTGCTATCAATGCAAATGGTACTGTCACCATAGATGCTACAAGATTAAGAACATCATCTGGTGCAATTACAGGTGATGCAAGTGCATCTGTTACTTATGTAAGAATCAGAACAAGTAGTGGTGCAATATTAGGTTACGCATTATTTGATGCAGAAGGATTCTCTCTTGCAGTTGCGAGTGGCTCTATATTTGCTAATGTTAGTGTAACTGCTAACGGATTTAGCGAAGCAAGGTCTAGTGCAAGTATTAGTGCAGATGCTACTGTAAGTGCATTAGGTGGTTTTACAGCAATTGCTAACGCATCTGTAAACGCAACAGCATTATTAGAATGTTTAGCCAATGCAACATTTAGTGGTGATGCAATTATAAATGCAGATGGAACAATAACTGCATTAGGAACAATATTAGGTGAAGAATGGACTGACACACCATTTGGAACAGAATCATGGGCAGATACATCATTTGGTACTGATACATGGACTTCACAGGCAACAGGTTCAGAAACATGGACAAATATTACAGCAGGAACAGAAACTTGGTCAGATGTTTCAACAGGCAACGAAAATTGGTATCGTAAAGGATAATTATGGCAAAAACAAAGATTAGCGAGTATTCATCTACCGCAGCAAATAATACAGATGTAGCAAATATTAACATAGCGGAAGGTTGTAGCCCCTCGAACATAAACAATGCTATTAGAGCCGTAATGGGGCATTTAAAAGCATTTCAAGATGGTTCTAGTGGTGACTCATTAACTAACTCAGGAACAGTAACATCATCTGGCACATTAGCAGTTACAGGTGGATTAACTCTTGATGGCAGTGCAGGAACAACAGGTCAAGTATTATTGTCAGCAGGTTCAGGCAATACACCAACATGGGGAAGTGGATTCCCAAGTGGTGGTATTATTATGTGGTCAGGCACGATTGCTACAATTCCTAGTGGTTGGTATTTATGTGATGGTAATAACAGCACTCCTGATTTACGAAATCGTTTTATTATTGGTGCTAATGCAGATGATTCAGGTGCCGCTAAAACTAATGTTACAGGAAGTGCTACACAATCAGGTGGTAGTAAAGATGCTATTGTTGTAAGCCATACTCATACAGGCACAACAGATTCTGCTGGTGCTCACGTTCACGAAGTTCCATCAAGTTTTAATGTAGCAGATGGCAGTAGTGCAGGTGGTTATTTAGGTCAAAATGTTGGAACAACAACATTTGATACAAATTCAGCAGGAGCACACACTCATACATTTACAACAGATAGCTCAGGTTCTAGCGGAACTAACGCTAATTTACCTCCATACTATGCACTAGCATTTATTATGAAAGCGTAAGGAATAAAACATGGCAATTAATTACACATTAAATATATTGAAATTAAAAGTTTTAGAACACTACAATGGGCTTAATGATATAGTCAGTGAAGTAGTATTTGAGTATAAAGGCACTAACGAAAATAACATTTCATTTGCTTTAGAAAACACAATGGAGTTTTTAGAAGCAGATTCTTCTAACTATATTGAGTATAACAATCTTACAAAGCAAGATATTGATAATTGGATTAAATCAAGATTTGATGTTACTACAATGAATAAAACGATTGAAACCGAAATTCTTAAAAAAAGTAGACCAGCATTAGTAGAAAAACAATTACCATGGAGTAATTAATGGCAACTCAACGCATTTTGTTTGATGAGTGGCTTCCTGACCAACCATCAGTTAGCAAATCAGTTCAAGAAGCATTAAATGTTGTTCCAGTATTAAATGGATATACATTTATTAATAACGCTTCTAATTACTCAGCTGCTGCATCAGAAAACTTAAACAATGTCTTTGCAGGTAAATTTGGTGGAACTGTAACTGTATTTGCAGGTGGGGCTACTAAACTATTTAAATTAGATAACACTGATTTAACTTTAGATGATGTTTCTAGTGGAACATACTCTGGAAATAATCGTTGGCAGTTTGTGCAATTTGGTCAAAATATGTTAGCAACTAATGGCACTCAAAGAATACAAAGATGGACATTAGGTAGCTCTACTGCGTTCTATCAATCATCTACATTTGTATCAGGCACATACACTCGTAGCAGTACAACAGTAACAGCTACAATTACAGGTCATGGATTAACTGCTGGTGCAACTTATGAAGTAGATATTACAAGTGGCGATGGCACAGATGGTGATTATGTTATTTCAGTAACCGATGCTAACACCATTACCTATACAGACACTAACTCAGGCACAACATCAGGTAATATCAATGTTATTACATCAGCAGCACCTATTGCTAAACATATTACAGTTATTCGTGACTTTGTTGTTGGTGCATATATTGAAGCAGGAACATATCCAAACAGAGTGCAATGGTCAGACGTGAACTCTCCTAATTACTGGGATAGTGAAGGTGCATCGTTAGCTGATTTTCAGGATTTGGAGGATGGTGGCGACATAACTGGTATTACTGGTGGTGAATTTGGTATTATCTTACTAGAAAATGCAGTGGTAAGGCAATCATTTGTAGGTAGCCCAAATATATTCCAGTTCGATACAATCGCTAGAGGTGTAGGTTGTATTGAGGCTGGTTCAGTTACGCAATACGCAGGTGTGACTTATTTCTTAGGTGCTGACGGATTTTATGCTTGTGATGGCCAACAAGTCATACGAATTGGTGCTGAAAAAGTTAATCGTTACTTCTTTAGTAATGCTAACATTGGTGATATTGATTCTATTTCAGCTTCTATTGACCCTGAACGTAATGTAGTTTTATGGAATTATTCTAACGTGTCTGGTGGACGTTCACTTATTATTTATAACTACCAAACACAAAAATGGTCAGAAGCAGAAACTGATGTAGATTATTTATCTACATTATCTTCAACAGGTGCAACATTAGATGGACTAGATAGTGCTTATGATGTTACTGCTGGTTCATTTGTAACAGGTCAGTATTACACTATCAGAGAAGTAGGCACAACAGACTTTACATTAATCGGTGCAGTTGCTAATACAGTCGGTGTATTATTCCAGGCAACAGGTGCTGGAACAGGTACAGGTGTTGCTATTGACCAAGCTGCAGCAACAACAGGATTAAGAACATTAGATGCTTTATCTGCTTCATTAGATGACCGAATTTGGAAAGGCGGTAAGTTCTTATTTGGTGGAGTTCGTGATGACAGAATTATTGTGTTTACCGGCACTCGTAAGACAGCGACTTTAACTACAAACGATTTAGAGTTTGGTTATAACACTCTAGTAAACTTAGTCAGACCATCTGTAGACAATGGTAGTGCAGATGTACAAATTGCATCAAGACGTGAACTGAATGATACAGTAACATTTAGCACAGCCATATCAGCAGATGCAGAAGGTCGTGTTGGTTTAAGAAGTCATGGTCGTTATCATAGAATATCAGTTACACCAACAGGTGCAAACTGGACATTAGCCATAGGATTAGATTTAGACGTTAATCAAGCAGGAAACAGGTAATGGCACGTTCCGATATGTATAGAAAGCTACCATGGCAAGGTGGCAATCCTAGAGAAGTAGCAGAGATTGTTAATAACCTTGTAGAAGGTAAATCTAATAACACAGGATTTTTAACTCTAGATACAGGTTGGGCTACGACTACAACATTGTTTGATGAACGTATTGGCAATAACTCAGTCATCTTATTTGCACCCTCTAGCGACTCTGCTGAATCAGATACAGCACCTTATGGTGAATTTACTTCTACTACACAACAGTTAGCACCAAGTGCTGGTAATACGGCTGTAGTGACATGGGATACAGAGCATGAAGTTAATGGTGTATATATAGATGTAAGTAATGATTCAAGACTGTATGTACGCAATGGTGGTATCTATGATGTTACTTTTTCTCTACAGTTAGCTAATGCTAATAACGATGCAGAATATGCAGATGTATGGTTTAGAGTGAATGGAAGTGATATAGCAACTTCTGGCAGACGATTTGGTTTACCTGCAAGAAAGTCTACAGGTGACCCATCTCATGTGACAGGAACAGCTAACCATGTATTAGATTTAAATGCAGGTGATTACATAGAGATTGCAGGTGCTACATCGTCTACAGACGTATCTCTAGAAACATTTGCAGCAACGACAACAACACCATACACAAGACCAGCTATATCATCAGCACAAGCTACTGTAAGCTATATTGCACCATTTAGTATAGATAACTTATATGTATCTAGTCAACAAAAAGGACAAGCTACAGTATCTCATTTCGCTAATAACACTAGTGGAAAAGAATACAAATATGTTATAATCGGCTAATGCAATTACAATATGTTCCTACTCAGGACATAGGTGTTTATTGGGATAAAATAAAACCTAGTCTAGAAAACATGGCTCGGAGTTGGAGAGTTGAGGATGCGTATTGTGAATTGAAAGAAGGACGTGCAGATTTATTCCTTACAGTAGAAGATAATTACTTTACCGGTTATATCATTACTCAACGACATGGTGATGCTCTACATATATGGGCAGCATACAATGACAAAAATGATGTCCTAGAAAAAGGACTAGATTGCGTAAAAGAGTTAGCACAATCACACAGACTCAAACGTATTACATTTAAGTCATACAGAAAAGCATGGAATAAAGTAGCACCTAAGTTAGGATTTAAGAGAGAGATATGGACATATGATTTGTGAACATAGCTCTTGTTCCTAAAAAGGACTACATACCTTGCTTTGGTGCAATACACGATTATTTAGAGAAGTCAGCTAAATATACACATGGTCGTTTCAATGCAGACGACATTAAACAAAATCTTTTAACAACTAACAAACAACTATGGGTCGCATATAAAAATGTGCAGATTTATGGATTTGTTGTAACTGAAGTAGTAGATTATCCCCAAATGAGAACTCTTATGATGCATTTTACAGGTGGTGTGCATCTTAATAAGTGGAAAGATTTAATGTTAAAAACATTACAAGCGTTTGCTAAAGAATTAAAATGTAATGTTATTGAATCTTATGGACGTAAAGGCTGGGGCAAAGTGTTTGAAAAAGATGGTTATAAACCTCGTTTTATTTATTATGAATTACCTTTGGAGTAAACTATGTTAAATTTATGGAAATTATTAACGCTATCCGTTAGAATGTGTACATTCGCTGGTGGTGGTGGATTGTTCGGTGGTGGCGGTGATGAAGGCGGTGGTTCGTCTCAAACCACTAGAGACATTCCTGAATGGCTCAAGCCCTATGTAACATTTGGTCTAAGTGAGGCTCAAAGCTTATATAAAGGTGCAGGACCAGAATATTATCCTGGACAAACATATGTATCTCCATCTGGTCAAACATTATCTGGATTAAATCTTGCAGAACAAAGAGCATTAAGCGGTAGTCCATTACAAAAAGCTGCAATACAGCAGCAAACAGGTACAGTTGGTGGAACATATTTAAGTCAAAATAATCCATATTTAAATCAAGCACTTCAAGGTGCAGCAGATATTGCTACAAAACAATATTATGACGCTTTAAAAGGCGGACGTAGTGGTGCAATCATGGCTGGTAGAATGGGAAGCGGAGTTCAACAAGATGTTGAATCAAGAGCAGAACAAAATCTTGCAAACGCATTAGCATCAAAAGCTGGTGAATTACGTTACCAAGATTACGCAAGTGAACGTGCTAGACAAGAAGCAGCAGCAGCTGGAGCACCTGCGATGGCAGCAAGTGAATATCAAGACATTAATCAATTAATGCAAACAGGTCAAACAAGAGAGGCATATGACCAAGCTAAATTAGAAGCCGATGTAGCGCGATTTAATTTTGCACAACAAAAACCTTATGAAAAACTTTCAAGTTACTTAGGTGCTGTTTACGGTGCTCCTGTGCCTATTCAAGAATCACAAGTCCAAGAAACATCTGGTGGTGGTAAAATTATATGCACAGCGATGAATCAAGCATACGGATTCGGTTCATTTAGAAACGCAGTATGGTTAAAATACTCACAAGAAAAACTTAAAAAAGAACACGAAGTTGGCTACCATACATTATTTTTACCATTAGTTAAAATCTCATACAAAATGGGTAATAAATGGTATAACAAAGCTGTTAGAACTGTTCTTGAGCATCTTGTTAAACATCGTACTAAAGACATCTATCAAGAATCTAAAGGTAAAAAACGTGATACATTAGGTCGCATATATAGAGCAATCTTTGAACCACTATGTTACCTTGTTGGTAAAATTAAAGGAGTGAAGTAATGAGTGACCCAATAACAATCGGTGCTGGAGTAGGTGCTGGTATATCAATGTTAAGAGGTGGTAATCCACTTCAAGGTGCAGCAGTTGGAGGTCTTGGCGGTGCTGGTTACGGTGCAATCACAGGCTCAGGAATGGCTGGTAATTTATTAACTCAAGGCGGATTGATGTCTGGGTTGGGAAGCCAAGCAGCTTCTAGCACAGTTCCTTCTATTTTAACAGGCAAAGCAGGAGGAGCGATAACTCCTAGCATATTTGATAAGATTGGTGGCGGATTATCTTCTATGGGGCAATACGCTAAAGAAAATCCAATGCTCACAATGATGGGTGCGACTTCTTTAATGCAACCTCAACCAACATATCAAATGGATAGCACAGCAGGTGCTCCAGCTATCATGCCTTCTCAAGAAAGCATGAACAACTATGTTCCTGCACATTTAATATCACAAGTACAAAAACCAAGAGTTGATGTAACTGCACCAACAATGGGTGCAACACAACCATATAGACAATTTGGTTTTGGTGGAGCAAATATGTTCCGTGACCCAATGGAATATATGATGAATCTTAACTACCCACAATACTAAGGAAAAGACATGGGAATACTAGATTATTTTAATACAGCTGGCGGTTATGACCCAAATACTATGAATACTACAAATACTCAAGGTATGAATCTTCCAAATTTATTTATGACTCAGCCCGGATTGGCTAATGCTTTTATGACACCTGAACAGCAACAGCAATTACAAAATCAGGCGACTAAACGAGGCTTATTGACAGGGGCATTAACATATTTAGCAACTCCTAAAAATTTAGGATTAGGTAGTGCTGTCCCTTATTTGTCAAAAGCATATCTCGGTGGTATGCAAGGTGCGCAAGGAACTTATGATGTAGCAAGTAAAAACTTGACAGATATGATGACACTTCAAAAACTTGGCAGACAAATTGAATTACAAGGTATGACAAGTGGAGAAAAAGCACAAAATTACCTTAATAAAGCAGAAGAAGCATTACGTAAAGACCCAAATAATCCTGCATTAAAAGCAGCTGTTATTAATGCTAAAAACCAACTTAATAAAGAAACAACATTTGCTCCACCTACAATCGTATTTAAAGAACAGGGTGCTGAAGCTCAAGAAGTTGGTAAATATTTCGGTAAAACATTTACTGATTTACAAGAAGCTGAAATTAAATCTAGAGATAGAGTTGCAAAACTTGAAAGAGCATCTAATTTGTTAAAAGATATTGATACAGGTAAATTAACAGGAACAGGTGTTGAATTAGGTAAATTACTTAATTCTGCTGGATTTCCAATGGCAGAAGATATACCAAACATTGAAGCTGCTGACGCATTATTTAAAGAATATGCTCTTGAATTGAGAAACCCAGCTGGTGGTGCAGGTATGCCCGGAAGTATGTCTGATGCTGATAGAGACTTCTTGGTCAAAGCATCTGGCGGCATAACAACATCACCAAAAGCAAGAGAAATCATGTTAGAAACTCAACAGGCTTTAGCTAAACGTAATTCTGATGTAGCAAAACTTGCTAGAGATTATCGTAAGAAAAATGGTCAAATTGATGAAGGGTTCTATGATGTTTTAAAAGAATTTTCTGATAAAAATATTTTATTCCCTCAAACTTTTGAAGAAAAATATGGCGGTGGTCAATCAATGTCAAGCAATATGATTGGCGGAGATATTAAACCTACAACATCAGGCGGCTTTAGATTATTACCATAAGGATAAAACATGGCAGAACAGGAATTAAAAATATATCAAGTAGAAGCACCTGACGGAAGTATTCTAAAATTAGAAGGTCCAGTAGGAGCATCACAAGAAGATATTATTAAAAATGCTGAGATATTGTTTAATCAAAGACAAGCACAACAACCTAAATATAATATGGGTGCTGAATCTTTACGTTCATTGGCACAAGGTGCGACATTTGGTTCTGCTGATGAGATAGAAGCAGCATTAAGAACTGCTCCGCAACAATTATCTAAAGAAATGCAACTTGGCGGATTAGCAGCACAAATGCCTACTACTGAGCCACAAAAAGTTTCATTGTCAGACCAAATGGGTGCTGGATTAGGCTCTATGGTTGGAACTTTACCATCTATTGGTGATAGTGGTTATAAAAAAACTAGAGATGAGATTAGAGCACGTCAACAGTTATTTCAAAAAGAACACCCTGTTTTATCAACAGGGCTTGAAATAGCAGGCGGTCTTGCAGTTCCTTTGATTGGTGCAGGTGGAGCAGCAGTAAAAGGTGGAACAACATTAGCTGGCAACCTTGCTAGAGGTGCTGGTTATGGTGCTTTATATGGAACAGGACAAGCTAAAGAAGCATCTGATATACCTTTAGGAGCCGTGCAAGGCGCAGCAACAGGTGGTATATTTACAGGTGCTACTAATGTATTAGGCAGAACGATTGCTCCTAAAATCACAGAAGCAGCTAAAAAACTCAGAGACCAAGGTATATCATTGACTCCCGGACAGGCTTTTGGTGGAGCAATAGATAAAGCTGAACAAGCGTTATCTAATGTTATCGGCTCTATTGGTAAACGTAGAGGCGAAAACATTCTTAAATGGAATGAATCTACAATAAACAAAGCATTGAAACCATTAGGCGAAAAAATTAAAATTGAGGGTGATGATATACAAGGTGCTATGGACACAGCAGTATCTAAAATTTCCAGTGCTTATCAAAAAATCATTCCTAAATTAAAAATTTATTCAACACCAAAATTTAAAGAAAAAGCAAATCAAATTGTTGGCAGAGAAGAATTTGCTACAGCAGATGAGTTAGTAAAACAAAGATTTAAATCATTTATTAACAAAGAGATGAGTGATTTACAGTATGGTAAATTTGGTGATGCTCTTAAAAATAGACAAACATCTATAAATAATACAGCATCTGATGCTATTAAAAAAGGCGGCGATGATGCAACATTTGGAAGAATGGTTGCTGAGTATAAAAAATTATATGACAAACAACTTATTGCACAAAATGCAAAAGAAGGTGCTAATTTAGCAAAAGTAAATAAAGCATTTAAAGACATGGCTCGTGTTGAAGATGCAGCAGCTAAAGTCAACACAACAGCTGGAATGTTTACGCCAAACCAATTATTAGCATCTGCTCGTAAAATGGATATATCACCTAGAAAACGTCAAACAGCCATGGGAACATCACCTATGTCTAAAACAGCAAGAGAGGCTGGCGTTCTTGGTCAAACACTTCCTGATTCAGGAACAACAGCAAGAGCAATATATAATATTGGATTACCTGTATTAGCTGGTGCTGGAGTGGGAACAGGTGCTGGTGCAGCAGCATTAGGTGGTATTTTAGGAGGTCAAGCGTTATACTCACAATTAGGTCAAAGAGGATTTAATAGACTTATACAAGAGCCATCAGTAGTCAGAGGAGCAATCGGTGAAGGATTATCAAGATACGCACCAGCAGCTACATCTCTATTAAACATTAGAGATAATAGATACGAATGATATGGCATACACTAACCATACCTCCTATTAACTTATACAACGTACCGAGGAATTATGAAAGATATAGACCCCTACGAGATTGGTCGACTGACCGCAGAAGTTCAACAGTTGAAACAATCACAA